TAGATAACAAACTTCAAGATCTAGTTGGACATGGTTCTTATGAGAATAACTATGTTGAGATTCCTAAGGTGAATCTTGACACTGTTGTGATCAAGAACTCTGAGATTCATGAGTATATTGATCAGTGGTTTAATCTTCAGCAAGAAAAATATACTGAACACAATCTTTATGAAGCAGTTGATACTGAGTTTAGAAAGTTCAAACAGACAGCTCAAAAGGAGGTAAGTTATCTTGTCAAAGAATTCGAGTGCCGTAAATCTGCAGACTCTTATGCTCGTGCTACTACTAGTCGGACTGGAGTTCTCAATACAAGCAAGCTACACACTTATCGATACAATGAAGACCTGTTTAAAAAAGTAACGACTCTTCCTGATGGTAAAAATCATGGTTTGATTTTTGTGTTGGATTGGTCTGGATCAATGCAATACACCCTGAAAGATACTTGTAAGCAACTGTTTAATCTTATCTGGTTCTGCAGAAAAGTTGGGATTCCTTTTGATGTATTTGCTTTCACTGGAGAGTGGAAACAAAGTGAGTTTGATCGACTTCAGGAACAGTATACTTTCCCAGATGTAACACCACACTATGAAAAAGAAGAGGGCCTTCTTGCTGTTCATGAGAGGTTCTCTATGATGAACTTGCTCACTAGTGAGATGTCTGGTAAGCACATTGAGAAACAACTTATCAATGTTTGGAGACTTGCTTGTGCTTTCTCAAATACCTGGTCATGTGGTTATACATATCCTCCAAGGGTTACACTTTCGGGGACACCTTTGAATGAAGCAATTATTTCTCTTCATCAGATCATTCCACATTTCCAAAAAACTCACAAACTTCAAAAGGTTCACTGTATTGTTTTGACTGATGGTGAGGCAAATACTGTCCCCTATCATGTAGAGATTCAACGTGGTCCTGATGCAGAACCTTACATGGGATGTCGTAGGGTCAACCCTGAGGGAACTTTCCTTCGTGATCGTAAACTTGGCACGACTTACAAGTTTAGTTATAGGTACAATGAGTTTACTGATGTTCTTCTAACTAATCTGAGAGATCGTTTTCCTAACACTAGTTTTATTGGTATCCGTGTTCTTGAGGGAAGGGATATGAATCGATTCCTCAATCTTTATTTTGATTCCACCGAAGATGATGGTTGGCTTAAAAAAGAAAAGATTCAACTTGAGTGGAAAAAGACAAAAAGTTTTGCTCTCAAAAATTCAGGATACCATGTGTATTTCGGTCTTTCTTCTAGTGTTTTATCATCAGACTCTGAGTTTGATGTGAAAGAAGATGCAACTAAATCTCAGATTAAGAGTGCATTCGTTAAATCTTTGAAGACTAAAAAACTAAATAAGAAAGTTCTAAGCGAATTTATTTCTTTGGTCGCATGACGATGAATTGGAAAGAAATTGCATTGCAGTGTGAGACTGACCCTAAAGTGAGAAAGGTTCTCAAAGAAGGTCCAAAAAGTCTTGCTCAAGCCTGGATGCTGCAAGCAATGAAATTCAAATACGGACGATATGAAAAGTGACCATGGGGAGGTTTCAGACCTCCCTTTTTCGTCTATAATACCTTCAGTTCAAACAAATCAAATGGGTCTCTCGAAAAGCAGTATCATCGAATGTCTCCGTGAATCTTACGGCGAGTCTGTGACTTCTGCTGAGATTAAGGCATTCTGTCAGATGAATGACTTTAACTATCAGACCATCACTAATAAACTGACTGATTACAAGGTTGGCCGTGGTAAGTGGAATCTTGAAGTAACAAAGGAGACTGTGCAAGAATTGGAAGTATCTTATAGTGCTCCTGCTGCACTTCCGGCAATCGAACAAAACCTTATTCCCCAGAAAGATGATTCCTTCGTCCGCTTTGGCAACTTCAGCGATATTAAAAAAATTATTCAGTCCGGTATTTTCTACCCTACATTTGTCACGGGTCTCTCGGGCAATGGCAAAACGTTTTCTGTCGAACAAGCGTGCGCCCAACTCGGACGAGAACTCATCCGAGTAAACATTACTATTGAAACTGATGAAGATGATCTTATTGGCGGTTTCCGCCTGGTTGATGGTAACACCGTCTGGCACAATGGCCCAGTCGTTGAAGCACTCGAACGAGGAGCTGTACTGCTCCTTGACGAGATCGACCTTGCCTCTAATAAAATTCTCTGTCTCCAATCTATCCTTGAAGGAAAAGGAGTATTCCTTAAGAAAATCGGACGGCGAGTTGACCCTGCAAGTGGATTCAATGTCATCGCCACAGCAAACACTAAGGGTAAAGGTAGCGACGACGGCCGATTCATTGGAACTAATGTGCTCAACGAAGCCTTCCTTGAGCGATTCCCAGTGACCTTTGAGCAGGAGTATCCCACTGCTGCTACTGAAACTAAGATCCTTGGTAAGATCTGTAAGGATGAAGAGTTCTGCAAGCGTCTGGCAGACTGGGCAGACATCATCCGCAAGACCTTCTATGATGGTGGTATTGAGGAAATTATCAGCACTCGTCGTCTGGTGCATATTGTAAAGGCATATAGTATCTTCGGAGATAAGGCAAAGGCAATCCAAGTCTGTGTCAATCGCTTTGATGATGAAACTAAGCAGGCATTCCTTGAACTGTATGACAAGGTTGATGCTGACTTTGTGATGCCCGTTGACGAGGAGGTTCAGTCCTGATAGAATATGATTAACTCTTGGTCTTTATTATTTGATGAATTGAACATGACTACAGATGAACTAAAATTCAACATTACATCAGATTCAAATTCTGGCACACTGAATCTGGGTACACCTATTCCTGGTGCCATGGGTGACGATCACATTACTTTCCACCTTGATATGAACAAAGACCCTAACCGGTACAAATATAGTGAGGATGAAATCCTCAAAGAACTGCGAGATTATATTACTGGTACATACAATCAACACTACTCTGCTGGTGATGATAAGATTCAAACTCTGGATCTGATTGAAGCCTGTGGAGATGGTGAAGCATTTTGCAGATCCAACATCCTCAAGTATGCCTCTCGATATGATAAGAAAGGCACTGCTCGTCGTGACATTATGAAGATTCTACACTATGCTGTGCTTCTGATGCACTTCAATGATAAAAACGCACAACGTGAAACCTACAATCAATGAAATTGAAAGAATCTACTATGAAACTGTCCGTTCAGACTTTGGCTCTACTGAAAAACTTCAGCAGCATCAATCAGTCTATCCTCTTCAAAAAAGGCAGGTCGCTTCGTACTATCAGTGTTATGAAGAACATTCTTGCTGAGGTAACTATCAATGAAGAGATCCCTCAAGACTTTGGTATTTACGATCTGAACCAGTTCCTGAATGGTCTGTCTCTGCACCAGAGTCCTGATCTTGACTTTGCAAATGATGGTTATGTTGTGATCAAGGAAGGTCGTTCTCGATCAAAGTACTTCTTTGCTGATCCAAATGTAATTGTCACTCCTCCTGATAAAGATATTTCTCTTCCTAGCGAAGATGTCTGCTTTGAACTCAATACTCAGCAACTGGACAAACTGCTGAAGGCAGCTGCCGTCTATCAACTTCCTGATCTTTCTGCTGTTGGTGAGAATGGTGTTGTGAAACTGGTGGTTCGTGACAAGAAGAACGATACCTCTAATGAGTTCTGTGAAATCGTTGGTGAAACTAATTCTGAGTTTAGTTTCAATTTTAAAGTTGAGAACATCAAGATCCTCCCTGGAACCTACGAAGTAGTTGTCTCACAGAAACTTCTTTCTCGATTCACGAGTCGTGATTATGATCTCAAGTATTATATTGCACTGGAACCAGACTCTATTTATTCTGCTTAATGAAACACATCCTTTTCACATTGAAAGGTTGCCCATTTGAACTTCTTGATGACAAAGAGTTTATCAGAATGCTTTTGTACAGAGCTACAAAAGAATGTAAGTCTACTCTTCTAAATCTTGCAGTTCATAAGTTTGATCCCCAGGGTGTTACTTCCATCGCCATGCTGGCAGAAAGTCATATTAGTATTCATACTTGGCCTGAGAAAGGCATGGCAGTATGTGATGTATTTACTTGTGGGGATACCGCTACACCAGAATGTGGTGTAGAATATATGAAAGAACAACTGAAGGCAACTGATGTTGTTTCTCATGAATTTCAAAGACCTCTAGAATGAATATCTTTGTTACTGATCCTTGCCCCATGAAATCAGCAAGGGTTCTCCCCGACAAACACATTGTCAAAATGCCTCTAGAAACTTGTCAGATGCTTGCTATTGTATGCTCTGACAAATGGGGTCATGGATTTGGCACTCTTCCCAAGGCAGATGGTACTCCCTATGCTACTGAGAAGGGTGCTTTTCGCAATCATCCATGTACCGTATGGGCAAACTCCTTTGTAACTAACTGGAGGTGGTTGCTTGCTCACGGATTTGCTTTGTGCAATGAATATGGACTGAGGTATGGTAAACCACATACCTGCTTCAATACTCTAGTGGCAGCAAACGAAATCCTTCCATGTGCAGATCCGCAAGGTCGTAGTGGTAAAGGACCAACACCTTTTGTGTTTGCAGGGCCCGACGAGTTCAAGTTGGATACTTCATTATCCATCTTTGACAAATACAAGATGTATATTGCATCTAAACCTTGGGTATGCGATAATTATCTTCGTATTCCCGAACGTAAACCTGATTGGGTATAAACTTTATTATGCGTGATGAATTTCTTTGGGTCGAAAAGTATCGTCCTAAGACAATTGAAGATTGTATTTTGCCAACAAATATTAAGAAGACATTTCAAGACTTCCTAGATAAAGGTGAAGTACCTAACTTACTTCTGGCTGGGCCTGCTGGATGTGGTAAAACCACTGTCGCAAAAGCACTATGTAACGAACTGGGGGTAGATGTTTATGTCATCAATGGATCCGATGAAGGACGATTCCTTGATACCGTCCGAAATACTGCGAAAAATTTCGCTTCGACCGTCTCGCTTCAAGCAACTGGCAAACACAAAGTCATCATCATTGATGAGGCAGATAACACAACCAATGATGTACAACTCCTCCTACGGGCGTTTACTGAGGAGTTTAGTGGCAACTGCAGATTCATCTTCACCTGCAACTTCAAAAACAAAATCATCGAGCCCCTCCACAGCAGGTGCGCGTGTATTGATTTTTCCACCAATTCCAAAAGCAAACCCCAACTTGCCGCAGCCTTCTTCAAGCGACTCCAAGAAATCTTGGGTGCAGAGGGTATTGAACATGATAACAAGGTCCTGGTAGAATTAATTAACAAACACTTCCCCGATTGGCGGCGTGTTTTGAATGAGTGTCAGCGTTACTCTGCTGGTGGTAAAATTGACTCTGGTATTCTCGCACATTTTTCGGATGTAAAAGTAAATGACCTGGTTAAGAAACTTAAAGAGAAAGATTTTCCCGAAGTACGTAAATGGGTCGTCAATAACCTGGACAACGATACTAGTGTACTTCTGCGTCGTATTTACGATGCTTGTT